ACTTCCTTTATGAAAAATATGTTTTCTTTTACCTACTCTATAATTTGCTAAATCTTCTATGTAAAGCCATACAGAATAGGTAAATTCTGTTCCATCACGTTCATTATCAGACCGTAATAATGGAATAGATTCTCTATCTCTTGGGTCTTGAAGAATTTTTTGGTATTTTTTACCCGATTTCATACCACTAACTAAATATGGATTTGGTGATGGGGCAAACGTCCAAGATAATAATTTACTCCCAAGACGTAACCCAAATACAAATAATAATATAACTAAAATAAAGAAGCAAAATTTTGCTACCATAGAATTTGACATTAAAAAATCACTCGCACCAGAAACATATTTATTACTTTTAAATTTATTAAACTGATCCGTCATAACAGCTCCACTTTTACCAGCTGCTGCTCCTAAATCTGCCGCTGGCGAACCCATGTTTTCTGAAAAACTTGAATAGGACATATATATATTAATTATGATATTAAATATATTTATTATCATAATAATTAGATGCTCCAACTATTTTGTTCATTGCCATCACTAAAGAAAGCCAATTTTAATTTATATTTGCTAGCACTCTCGCCTAACCAACTATCACTAAACCCTTCTTTATAAATTTCATACGCCTCACGCGGGTTAATAGCACGCGCATAATAACGTAATTTTGACGTAAATCCACTAAATCCTCCTCCTGGTGTTAATACTAATTCACCTTTATTATCCAATTTTGCCACGCCCGCAAGCATGCAAGTTTTCACCAATTTACCATCAATATATACATCACACGTTCTATTATTCACAGTCACCAATAAATGAACCCATTTTTGTAAAGGCACATTTTTATTTGGACAAACATCTTCGGTCGAACCCGCTGTCGCATCTGAAGAATTATGAGTTGTTAATTTAATTTGTAAATCATTTGAATTTGCTCCTAAAGAAATCTCTGGAATAGGACTTTTTGCTGAATCAGATGTTTCTCTTCTCAATATAACCTTCTCTTTCCCATAATTATAATTCCAATTATTTATATAAAACCATACGCTAAAAGCATAGTCGTTTGAACCACCTGAACTAGGCATTTTATCTGCTGCTATTGAATAAGCTACTTTAGCATTATGCATTCCCTGTAAATCTGCTACGCTATGATCCTTAAAAAAGAAATTGTATATCAAATATACTATCACGGCGATGATTAAATAGAATATGATTTGCTTTGTATCCATAGTATAATATAGATTTAGATAAATTTATAAAATCGGGGGGTTTTTATTTTTTAAATATTCATAATTGAATTCTATTCTTTTTTTCCTTAATCTATTATTATAAAATACAACATTACATATTCCGCCATTTAATCCATTACCAGCACTACCATAACCTATAGTAATTATATCCGATTTATTATGAGGTATTGTTTGTGGAAAAGAACCAACTAATTTCGCATCCAGAAATACGTCTAAAATTCCATTCACATAATTTATTACTAAATTATTCCATTTTTGTAATTTTATATCTTTAAAATCATGTACCGCGTTATAATTATTTTGCCCAGTAGTAACAGAAATTCTTAACTTATTTTTTACAGGATTATACGAAATATTCGGTTTATCACTATAATTCATTATCGAATAATATTTATCTTTATAAAAATTAGGGGCATTACTATGTAAATAAAACCAACAAGATAAAGCATAATTGTATCGTATATCATCTACTACTAATTTACCCCCCACACGTAAATCTTTATAATTCGCTATCATCACCTTCTTTCCCAAATATGTCGGTTTCATCATTAGGACTTTCGAATTTAACCCACCTTCACCCTTACTAATTGATTCTTTTAATGCTACTTCCTTATCATTCAAATCAATTAAACGCGATCCATATCGAGCAATTTTTTGTAATATTCCATCTCCCCCTTTCAATAAATTCTTTACTTCAGACAACTTATCCATATTTGTTTGTTTAAAAGTTATTGGATCTACTATACCCTTATTACAACCAGTGCATATATAAGAAATTATTAAACTATCTAATTCCGTCTCTTTCTCTGTCAAAATCAAATTGTCATTTCTCACTTTATCCAAGAAAATTTTATTATTCAATTCGGGATAACCATTTAATCTATTTCTTTCTTCTTTTATTTGTTTTTCCAATTTTAATTTCTCCAAATATAATGCTTTTAATTCTTGTTTTTTCACGTTTGTAGCGTCATCTCTAAAAGGTATCCAAGTATATAATTTCTTTTGAATAATTGGTATTACAAAATAACACGCAACAAAAAGTATTTCCAATATTAATATATTATATATTGTTTGTGGTGTATGTTTAATTTCTTGATAAATATAATTAACAACTTCTATTATAACACACGGTATCAAAAATACAAGATGAAATAATAATTGTAATACTTTATTTTGCATTAATTTTTGAATAACTTTCAAATCTTTTACGGCAAAATAAGTTATTGTTAATATAACTATCCCTGTAAATATCATTAATACCGATGCTATCAAATCAGCCTCTTCAGGCGACCTCATAGCATAAAATAACATCCCTATCAATAATCCTAAAATCAGGGCCAATGCTATTAAAGATTTTACAAAACTCGCAGACCTTTTTAATGTCCACGATGCTTGTTCCCTAAATGATTTCTCACTTGGAAATATGTTTTCAGGCTTACTTTTATCCTCTTTACCTTTGTGAAAAATATAAAATGTATATAATACAATTATAGCTAACATTGAAAAAGCAAGAACACTACCCCATTCTCCAAAACTATCAGCCTTTGGTAATGGCATATCCCACCCACCAATCGGCACTGATTCCTTTTTTAAAGCAAAAACATTTGTTATCAAAATTCCAAATATTACAACAAACGAAATTATAAATGTTGTAAGCAGATTTTTAGATCTCCAAGCATCATTACCATCCAGATTTGTTCCAAATTTGTTAGAAAATGCGTTGATACGATGCAAAGGAAACAAATATAATAAAGAATGTCCTAATCTTTTAAATATATATATTAAAGGTAAAAGTATGAAACCTAAACTTGAATAGAGTTGGTACAATGTCGTCATAAACATATGTTTATATGCCGGATCACTATACGCCCTTATTCCATAATAAATCGCTATTGATAGTGGTATTACTACTATTAATGTTGGAATAATCCAAAACCATTTATCTAATTCCATTGAGTATAATATTTATGGACATTAATATTTCTTAATTAATATTAATTAAATAAGTAATTGATATTACAATAAATTTTTTTGTAGCGTTTTTTCTTTATGACATCCTACACATAAAGCATCCAAATTTGTTACATGATTTGAACCTCCGTTTTCTAAAGGGATTCTATGATCTATTTCAAATGTATAAGATAATTGTTCATCGCAATTTTTACATTTCCAATTTTGTTGTGATGCTACGTATTTTTTTTTTGTTTCACTAACAACACGTCTCTGTGTTGTTTTTGTTCCTGAACTCATCATGCGATTCAGCGGGCCAGAAGATTCTTCTGGTATCATTGAATTTATCCGGTCTTTTGTATTTGTAAAATCAAAAATAGGCATTAATAAATCTTTCGCTTCATTATCTATTGGAATATATTTTATTATATCTGTTGCACGAGTTAATAACCCACGCGACTCATTTGGATGTTTTTTCATAAATGTCCATAATGATATACCTACAAAACCATACATCATCATTTTATAATATTTTTTACCAGATAATAAATATTGTGAATATTTCCCATCATAATAAGTATCATAAATTAAAAACCCTGTCACTAAAAATATCCAATATTCCATTCTCATATATATATATATTATCTCATATTATTAATAAATTTAATAACGTTTTTAAACCATACCCCAATAAATAAACGATACCTATAAAACAACTTATACCCCCTATTGTTATTAAACATATTATTATCATATTATAATACTCAGTATTTTTAATCTTTTCTTTTTCATCAATATCATGAATTTCTTCTTCGTTCAATGTTTTATTTTTTACTATAGGCACGTCTAAAATGGCTTCTATATCATCACTTATTACAGAATCGCCCCTTTCTCTTCCCATTTCTATTTCTAATTTTATATTATTACAACTACCGTCCATAAGTTTAATCTATATTTTTTCTTGTATTTCTTAATTTAATTTTTAAATATTTATATTTATTGTTTCTTTTTTTGATTGTAAATCTTCTACGATAATTAATTTTCTTTTTTTTCTTTGTACATTTTCTAAATTGATTTATATATTCTTTCAGTTCTGGTATATCCATCTTCCAGAAAGGCTTGCTTGGTTGATAAGACATTAATATTATTTATATAATTAATATTAATTATTTACGAGTTCTACGAGATCTTTTCCTTCTCTTTCTTCTTGTTTTTTTCCTTCTCTTTCTTTTATTTCTTGTTCTTCTTCGTCTTTTCGTTCTGCGTCCGCCCAATAATGCGGTATCTCCCTCCTTTGTCACTGGATTGATATTTTCTTTCCTCGCCAATTGGGTGATGGCGGCGGCGTCCGCATCAGTAAACAATCTACGTTTTTTCTGACGAGTTCCTTCTCCCGCGCTGAGGACAGCGCGGGTCCCTGCTATCCCCCTCTCCCTTTTGCGGGCCGCCTCCCTCCACTTCTTCACCTTTGGGTTATCCGACCCTCTGCCTGGCGTACTAGTTCCAACTATAGATGTCATATATAAATACAGATAATATTATAATGCGGTGCTTTTTTTTAATTATTATACATCCAATATATCCCAAACATCATAACCCCCCCTACACCAGCATATATGTATTTTTTTCTTTTTTTTAAATATTCTTGGTCAATAAGCTCTTTAGGTTTAAATTTGTCATAATACTCTTCTAAACTTTCATAGAAAGTATTAGTTGGTAATTCAAGTTCTTCGTTTAATTTATTTGTAATATAATGTATCCATTTACAAAAACTCATTTTATTGTCTAAATATGGTTGCACTGGATATAAATTTAATAATTCTTTAAAATTTTTTCCCATTGGTTGAATAGGGAAATAAAATGGTAAGTTTTGAACAAGGGAAAAATATTTTTTCTTTGTAACATCATTGGGTTTATCTGGATATGTCATACCTATTGTTTGAAGTGTAAATTTAAAATATGGATACCAAACTTGAGGATCTAATTTTTGTTTATGATTTGTAGCCATTTATATACCAAACAATATAAAAACAATTTAATTTTAACATATAGATGAATAACAAAAATTATCAGTTTTGTAATAATTGTGGGAAAATGGGGCATGTTTTTCATGGATGTAAAAAACCAATAACCAGTTCTGGAATAATATGTATAAATATGAATGAAAAAGAAAATAAATATTTAACAATATGTAGAAAAGACACGTTAGGTTATGTAGATTTTATAAGAGGAAAATATCCTTTATACAATAAAGACTATATTCAAAATATTATTGATGAAATGACTATGGATGAAAAACAAAAATTATTAACATTATCGTTTAATGATTTATGGACAAATTTATGGGGTTGTTTTATAAGAATGCAATATCAACAAGAAGAAAAAACGTCTAAACAAAAATTTCAACAAATCAAAGAAGGTGTATATATGTTTGAAAAGGACTTTTATGATTTAAAATCATTAATAGAAAATAGTGCAACACATTGGGAAACACCAGAATGGGGATTCCCGAAAGGAAGAAGAAATTATATGGAAACAGACGGTAGTTGCGCAATAAGAGAATTTAATGAAGAAACGGGATATATTGAAAATGACTATGCGGTAATTAAGAATATTTTACCATATGAAGAAATATTTATGGGATCCAATTATAAATCTTATAAA